CATAACCAAAAGTACAAACTGAACCCTCTCTTAAAACTGACTCTCGCCAGATTGTTCCAGGTCCTTTCATTATATAACCATTTACCTCTGCTTCCTCTTTTTCCATTAAACGCTGAATTTTTGTAGGACGTCCACTTAAAGAAGCTTCGTAGGGAAACCCTTGGTCCGACAATCTTTGAAATTCTTCCGCAAAAGGAGTGTCAACAAAAGTGGACTCTTTTGCCACCAATTCATGTCTGTCATTGACTGCAAAAGAGCCAAAAGCAATCTTTTTGTCAATCTCATGCTCCAATAAAATAGGAATTGTTTTCTTAGCCATTTTAACTCCAGCAGTGTCAATGGCTAAATCCCCCCAATACCAATGCCCCTTGATTATCTTGCCAGAGTACAAGGTCATATTTATGGACCTTGATTTGCCTTCTTCTTTGGTAGATAGGGAGACCGGAGTATCGGTGTTGGAAAAACATAAAGCGGATTTGTTGATTTGTACAAATTTTTTAGTCATAAGTACCTCCGAAGTATTCGTTGGCTATGGTTTATGGACATACCTTTTAGCATACCCCAAATCGTTTGTCAAGTAAATAGTTCCAAATAGAATTTAACATCTTCTTTTAATATGGATTTCAACAACTTATAATCCTCATCTTTTTTGTACTTTTTATTTTCCTGATTATGAGCCGTTGTAAGTCCTTTTCTTCCTGGCATTCCTTTCATTCCTACAGTTAAATAATCCTCGATAATTAAAGTAGTCTTTTTTGCCGTCACAGGGGTTCTTTGTATAATTATCTCTGCCCCTTGCTTTCTCAATGCTCGTTTCATTATTCCATAAGGTACAGGAGGTTTGAAAACAGTACCTGCTCGCAAAACAGCTCCATTTGCAGTTTTCAATGAAGTGGTCAATCTGACAGATTCTTCTTTTTTAAAAATATCTAAAGGGTCTTTCCATAATTTAATATCTACAAGACCTTTACCACATAAATCAAAATCCTTACCTGCTCCAAAACAAATGTTCTGCAATACTGGAATTATACTTGAACTAAAAGCTGTTTGAGCAAAAGCTGGCTGTTTAGCAGAAGCCTTTTCCATATACATAGAAAGAGCAGGATAATAAAAAAGCAATCTTTTAAACCCAACTAAATCAGAATCGTTCAGTAACTTACTCATGTATTCTATATATATGGAACTGTACCAATCATCATCTTCCATCACAATAATCTTATCATATCTTACTTTACCTAAAGCAACCAATAAATTCAAACAAAGTGTGTGAGTGTAATCCGAAGAAGTCGGTTCCCTTCTGTAATACTCACAATCTTTCTGTTGGGATAAAAGTAAAGGAGTTTCCCCATCATCAACAACAATCCATTGTTTTGGTTTGATTGTCTGCTTTTCCATCCAAATTCTCAAAAAATTAAAAGAAACAGGTCTGTCTCCTGTTAAAGTTATAACTGAAATATCTTTCTGTGGAGGGGGAGGGGGAGGTGGAGGTGGTGATAACCTCCTCTTCTTTCTGGGTATAATCACAAGAGGTCTATTACGTCTTCGCTTGTAGTCTTCCCCAATCAACAAAGCACTTTCAAAACTCTGACCCACGTGTTCCAAATAAATTCTTACATTTTCTTCCCCAACCCATTTTAAAAAGTATTTTAAATTACAATCGGGATTATAGTATCTGGCAAATTGCTCATGACCAGTGCCTATGCCCCTTCTACCTTTTAAGCCCTTTGTAGAACAATGTAACCGCAATTTATCATCAGTGTCAAAAAACAAAAACCCTATGGAACTAAGTCTTGACCAAAGACGAGAATCTACATAAGGGTCTCCATCTAAACATTTCTCAAATTCAGGAAGAATACTTCTATGAAAACCTGTTTGGCACAAACTTGCGTGTTTAGTGTTGGCTATTCTTCGATATTGCAAAGTGGGAACATGATAGTATCTTGCACAACCTTCCCCAACCAAAACATGATTGTTTAAATAATTGGACATGGTTTTTATATAATCAGGACCGTACCAATCATCATCCTCTATTATCAAAATTTTATCATATTTTATAAAAGGTAGCAAAACTCTCAAATTTTTTGTTAAGGTGTTTCCTTCTCCCTTATCAGGCTTTCTTCTAATATACTCAATGCCTTTCTGGGAAGAATCCGGTAGAGGAGTAAACCCATCATCAACAACTAACCATTGAGTGGGTTGTTTAGTTTGGGAAAAAATCCATCTTCTACATAACTCAAAAGCTTCTGGTCTATCCCCTGTGGGAGTTATACAAGTTACATTCATATCTGTCCTCGATTTATTTCCCAAGTGCCTTCTATTTCGTACAGCCCTTTTGCTTTCCGAGCCTTTCTCGTTCCAGCTGTATCATGCCTTATAAATTCACTTGGTTTGCCTTCCCAAGTAACACCTCTCCCTGAAGTATGTCCTAATCCCGGAAAATCATGAAGTATTTTATCTGACAACCCCCTCTTATAAATATCCAACATTGTTAAAACACAAGGTGCCCCATGATGTACAAAGGGGTGAAATTTTTTATAAACCTTCTTTTGAATTAATGCAAAATAGGGATGCAGATAAGGCATCCATCCCTGAGTTTTGTGCTGGGGTCTCGCTCCATAATTAAAACCATCAAAACCTGTCTTTTCTATAAAACCAACTCCAAAAGAATCTTTCTTCATAACCGAAAGCATTTCCTCAACTGGAGATTTATACATTTCTATATCTGAATCTATCAATAAAAAGTAAGGGGTTTCCGTATAATAGATACCAACACACATACCTCTACCATGACCAATATTGTAAGCAACTTGTATAACTTCTGTCCTTGAATTTTCTAATGTACTTACATAATTAAAACAAGGATCTTTTTTATCAGAACCATCTACAATTATCATTTTCATATTAGGATGATGTTCCCTAACTGACTCATAAGCTCGAACAACCAAATCTTTGGTATTGCAAGTCACCATTATTCCCGTTATGTCCTTCATTCGGCTTTACCTTTGCTGACTTGCATTGTTTTAGAATACAGTTTATCATGCCAATACACTTTAGGTCTTTTTAAAAACACGGAATTGATAAAATTAAAATCCCCTGTTGTAGGAATGGACAAAAATTCGTGTATGTTGTCCTTCCATAATTTGTTCAACATAACAAAACAAGATGTTCCTATGTGACATTTGACCAATTTTCTTTTGCCCCAAACAACCCCTGTTGTTGGGACAAGAGACTGATTTATCAACATCCGAATAAAAATAATGCCTGGATCTTTTTGGGTTTTTGCTACTTGTTTTATATCCCCAACAAAATCGTCTGTGGTCAAAACATCATCATCATCCAACATAAAAACATACTTGCCAGTAACCAATTCTTTGTATTCAAAGAACATCTTATTAGCCTCAGCAACACCCGCACCAACATAGTCATACAAAATTAAATGTTCATAATCCTCATCTTTTTGGGCAGCTACACTTGCCTTACATTTTTCAAACAAGACCGGTCTTTTTGGATGGTGTCTGGTTACTATGGTCATAAAGGGAGGCATAAGTATTCCTTATTTATATAGATAGGTGGGACTTGGTCGATTAAACATTGCAACACATTGATAGCCAAAGGGAGACAGAAAAGTTTCTATTCTATTCTTTTCTTCCAAAGTTTTTGCTTCAACAAAAAGATAAGGATGCTGCTTTTCTAAAATCCTCTTTGCCCCAAGTAAAGCTTTATACTCATATCCTTCAATATCCAATTTGATGAGGGATATTTCCTTACCATCAAGATAATTGACAAGTGTGACCATTTTGATAGAACTGCCTTCTTTCACATAAGTACGTCCATCCCAGGGAATACCTGCTTCATTACCCGGAGATTCTTCTAAATCACAAAAACCCTCCTCGTCCGCAACTGCATAAGGAACAATCGTAACATTTAAATTATTCATTTTTACATGATTGGTTAGAACCTTTCTAACTTTTTCATAAGGCTCAAAAGAAACAACTCCTTTATTAAGACAGAACAAAGCAAAAAATATTGTGTGATTTCCAACATTAGCTCCAACATCTACAATTATCTTATTTCCTACTAAAGGAAGTTTTCTGGCACACTCTAACAAATCCTCCTCATAAAAATGACCATCTGCCAATAAACCTCTTTTCAAAACGTCATTATTTGGTATTGTTATATCCACCCAAATTTCATTGCTGTAATTCTTCAACTTGATTTTTCTCTTACCGTCTTTTATAATCCACCAACCCTTTGCTCTCAATATCTTAAAAATCTTCTCTTTGTCAATTGTTCGATACTGGTCTTTGCCATCTACAATACCTTTTGAAACAGCTTCAATTTGTATCATTCTCATATTGTATTTCATTCTGGCTAAATAGCATAAGTAAAGGTCTTCCACTTTAGCAAACTGCTCCGGAATATTTTGAAGTAATGGTTCAATATCAAGTATCTTTCTACAAAACACCATGGACTTTGTAGCCACATAATCCACTTCTTGCCCATAACAAGAGGGTAGACCCGCCCAATATCTTCCATCAAATACTCTTGTGAAATACCCCAAAATACAACCTCTGCCAAACTTCATATACTGGTCATAATGATACTTAACAAAATCCGGACTTGGATTTTCATCATCATCAAGGAAAATTATTGGGTCTCCTTTTGTTTGTTTTGCAAGTCGGAATCGAGCCTGGGAACCTACATTTGTAGGAGAGTTAATTAACATAAGTCTTTCTTTAGGAAAGGAACTGACATTCAATTTTTCCTTACTATTGTTCCAAATATTTACTCGGAAGTTTTGTGTTGTTTGAGCCAACAATTGTTCCAATATAATAGGAACTCTATCCACTCTTTGGTAGACAAGAAAGCAAACCTCAATCATAACCCCTCCTTTACAATTTAGGACTTCTTAATCATTTCTTTACAATCTTTTTAGGAGCAGTTACTTTCTTTTTAGGGGCAACTGGTTTCTTTTCCCCATCAGCATCCTCACCATCCCCTTTCTGAACTCCGGGTTCTAATTGCTGCCCTCCAGCATCTACAGGGGGTTCCAATTTGGGGAATCTTTCCTTTTCAGTACAATCCTGTAAACGCATCCGTTTATAATTACCAAGACCCATTTTCTTTGCGATTATGGCATTAGGAACACCAAGAACATCATTGACAGAACCATGCTTGACTCCAAGAAAAGCTTTAGCCCCAGCTTCTGCATCATTGACTTCTGACACAGGGAAGGTCACATCAATCAAAAACTCAGGTTTTTTGTCCAAATCCTTAAAAATAGGCTCCTGTTTATCATCAAAGTCAACTGCTGTCTTGACTTTGAAAGTCTCAGGAAAGTCGGACACCTTTGATTTTAAATAAAAAATTGCTCTGTAGAAGTCAAACTTTATGAATTTGTCAAAGTAGGACATTTCATCAGATATTCTATCAGACATAGGACCACGAGAAGCCTTAACAGAAGCAAAAGTTCCTTTTGATTGCCCTGTAGACACATCTTCTGGCTCATTCAAGCCCCCTGTTACCATATGAAGTATATCAGTATCTTCATCACTTATGGTAGGAAGTTTAGGATTCTTTGCTTCAATAGTCATACCTGGGGGCATCATAAGAGTGGCCCCAGGAGTTTTCTTTGCCATTATTCCTGTTTTACGTCTGTCCTCATCTGACAAAGACAACCAGGTGCGAAAAGCTTTTGGGTCTTCTATAGTAACAACCCATAAGTAAGAACCTGCTGATTTTTTATGGTCAATTTCATACTTCTTCAAATTTTCGTAATGATTCAGCCATTCGATGACTGTGCGCAGATGGGACACATTTCTCTTGGTTATAAAAGACTTATCCCAAGAAACAATAAATCTCTGGAAACCTCCTAACTTATTATAAGAATTACTGGAGTTTCTGGAATCTTTTGTCTGCCCTTCCACAAAACCCTTAACTTTTCTCGCTACTTTAATCAACTCCGGATAGTAAGCCATAAAAATAGAAGGAACTAAAACAGCTCCTTTTCCGTCCTTGTTTTGAGAGACAAAGTAAAACAAAGGCATTGTTGCTTTATAAGGATGGTAAAGAACACCGTCCTCTCCCCCTCCAGACACATTCATGGGGTCTATGAAGTCCACTTCAACAAATCCATCCTTATGAATTGTCAATAGCAACAAAAGCTCTCCTTCTATAATAGCTCTGCCAACAAATTTGGGCCAAAAAGAATACAAGCGATTGCGTGGGTCATATTCAATTTCATCAAGGGCCTCTTGAATATCAAAAATATCCGAGGAAATTTCAAAACCGAAGCCCGCTAAACGGCCAACCTGCCCCCGAACAGCCGTATTAACATGGGGATTAAGATTGAATTTGTTCCAACAAACCTGCTGTAAGGTATCCCTATTGACAGGGGAATCTACCTTAAAACCATCTTCGTCCTTCTTGTCAGCTTCCGCAAGATTCATTTGCCAAGGCATAGCAAAAGATAAAGCTGCCAAATCATCATCATTGAGTTTGGACAAAGCCTGAGCCGCCGAATTAAATTTATTGATTTTTGTCATAGGTCACCTCACTATTTAAGGAAAAAATACATTTTCGATATGGAAATGGAGCTATTTGACCAACATATATATAGGAAAAAAAGAAAAGTCAAGAAAAAAATGGGGAATTTAGTAAGCACCTGCAAAAAGTCTGTCAGTAATCATTGTACCAAACCAATATTCAGAACGTCTTTCTCGGAAGTCATTAGCATTTATTTCTCTACCACCATAAATTGTCCAAGCAGAAGCAAACAAAACATCATCTTGAATACCATCTTTTTCGTTCTTCTCTGAGGAACCAAACCAATGTTTGTCAGGGTCATGGTAAAAGATTTTAGCTTCTTCCCTCAAAATATCAGTTTCTTTGCTTCCCCATACTCCAAGAGGGGGACATTTGAATCGACCACCTGTTGTCAAAAGATACAATTCACTGAAAGCGAGCCTTTGTTTGTCATAAGTAGGAAATACTGCTTCAAAAGAAATGTTTTCGGTTTCACACCAAGGAACTAAGTCCCAGATACCCCAACGCTCACCACACAGCTTGTCCAAACCATCATACTCACTCTTGCAAGACAAGATTAACTCTTTCAAAGTCTCCAAACTATGGTCAAGAACACTGACAAGTCTTAAAACAACATAGATGTAATTTGGAACGTGTCCTTCATCAATCAAGAAAGGACGGGAGCCACTTCCAGGAAGACCTTTAGCAAAGCAAGTAAATATAGTCCTTGCTCCCCTATTTGTGATTTTCATAGGGTCTGCTCGGTCTATTCCAGCAAGAACAGCCCATTTAGTGTCTAATAGATTACCTAAACGAATCAAATCATCTAAAGAAGCACTGACGGGCATACCCCCATCATCTCTTAAAACATAATATTTCTCTATGGGCATCAGACGTTTTTCTAAGGACAGGACTTTCTCCTTCAACTGTATAAGTCCCTCTGCTCTGCCAGTATCAGTCAAAAACCTCATATCTTGTTCCCATAAAACTTTCTGCTCTAATATCTTCATCATCTCTGCTGAATTACCAAGCAAGCCATCGGCTCCGATGTATTTCATAGCTTCAATAGCTTCATCTGAAAAGATTCTCTGTGAAGCAGAACTCCACGTATTGAGGAAGTACCTTTCAAAATCCCCAAGAGGAAACTTAGACCTATAATCATCCAACTGCCCTTGGTGCATATTCGGATTCCAATAATCATCGGCAAGACCATTTCTGCTGAATCTGTAACTGAAAAAGACAGTCTTGGAAGTATTCCGAATATACCCATCATAAAGACCGTACAAGATGTGCTGTTTTGTAGATACTGTGGAATCAATAACACCAAGAGCATTAGGAATGTTTCGTATGGACCCATCAAGCTGTACAAAGAATCTCGGATTCTTCATGTCGAAGATTTCAGAAAACGTATAACCGGTAATATTAGAAACAATGCCTGAAAAAGAGGAAATAGCCCGAATAACAGAAGCCACATTACCTTTCTTGTCCATTAACCTAATTTTCTTCTCCTGAATATTCTTTTTACCTATAGCAGCAAGAAGATTAGGAGAGTTAAGAATTATATCCTTCATAATATCAAAATGGACAAAGGTTATCTGCTCTTTTGAATTAGCTCCTAAAACAATCTGCTGCTTAGACCAGTTGAAGAATTTCCAAAGTTGAATAAGGCAAGCAAGGAGGGATTTGCCTTCACCTCTCATCCAGCACAAAACAATAAGCCGGTAAATGAACTCACCATCAACCATCCGCAAGGCATTGCGGCATATTTCCTTCTGAGCTTCCCAAATAGTGATATAGGATTTACCAGTCTTCGGATGCAAATCCTCAGGTAATTCCCCAAGCGGACACCATTTAGCCATGACAGCCCCAACAGGATAAATAGGTATGCAGACGTTTTCCTCACACCATTTAATAAATCCCTCAGGTCCATCTTGATAGGAACGGGGAGCATAAATCTCGTACGGTGGCAAAGAAGCAACATCAACAATTGGAATTGGAGCATCAGCAACAAAAACAGAGGAGCGTTTGGCAATCTTAAAGCTCATCTAATAACCCCTTTCTGAGGCAAGTTGTTTTTAGTCATCTTATCATAATAAGAAGGGTCTCCGTTTAAATCATCGGAAGCAGAACCACGAGAAGGATCAACCAATCCGAAGGAGTTGATAGTAATTTCCAAATCCCTCCACATTGCGGAAATAGTTTTCATGGTTTCACGGATTTCCCGATATACAGGATGAGCAACCATCATTCCTTTCTCTGTAGTCTGTAAAGGAGTATGAAGACCCATCTCAACAAGCTGGAGTTTGGCAAGCTGCAAATACAAAGGTATTATCTGCATACCGACTTTAAACAAAGAAACATCATCGAGAGTTTTGTAGTTGGATAGAATAGAATCGTATAGAACTTTGATGTACTGTACGAGAACGGCACAGCGGCCTTGTTTGATGTAAGTGCAGATATGAGAGACAGGACATTCATCAGGGTTGCAGACTCGTATAGAGTCCCAAGCGAAGAGCCGTACATCTTTTCTGATCTTGCCTTTGTCAAGATTCAATTCACCTATGCGTAAGTCGTCCATTGATTGCACCTCCTTTATATGAAAGAGGCGTTTATCATAGAAGGGGATGCTTGTCAAGAAGAAAGTCGGCCTTCTATAATTTGGGGAAAGGAATCCGGATTAAAAAGTTTCAAAATTTGGGGAAAAAAATATGGGGAGGCCTCTATATAAAAAAATAAATTTTTTTTTTGAGATACACGCAGGGGGTCATGCGAGTCGTTGATAGTGTAGCGTTGACAGCGATTGACTCTGTGAAGCGTTGATACTGTAGCGTTGACAGCGAGTAGTAGTATTAATTACTTCTCAATTACTTCTCAATTACTTCTCAATTACTTCTCAATTACTTCTCAATTACTTCTCAATTACTTCTCAATTACTTCTCAATTACTTCTCTTTAAAACAAAACAAGCTATTAAGTAACTTCACTTAATAGCTTGTTTGTTT